TTTGGCGCCATATATACGGTCTGATTGTTGTTGAAGAGACAATTCATCATTTGTAAATTTATTATTTATGGGACGTATAAGTCCAAAAGTAGGTTCTACAAAAATATTAGGAGGTGACCTACTAAATTGGCTTGTTAATTTATATATTACCCCATCCTTAAAATCTTTAACACTTTCCTTAATTTTTCCTAAAATTACATATAAATGTAATTCATCTATACGTTGTTGCAAAATTTTTAATGGTACTTCATCTATTCCAGTTGTATATTTATCTAAAATTGTACCTATACGGTCAAAAAGGAATTCAGCATGTTTTTCTAAATAATCTGTATACTGTGTTTGTGTTAAAAAATAAAATCCAGGTACTATATCTCTCTTAGGATTTAAAATTATACCCCCAATACCTTGATTAATATATTTTTGTAATAATGGATATGGGTTGGTTGCATTATGTAAAGTAATTTCCATTATATATAACTATATTTATTATAGTTACATTTGCATCCAAAACAATCAGCTGGTCTACATATGTTGATAAAATTATTGCACTGGCCACACAACATCGTATGTACCGCTTTATGTTCTCTCAATGGATATAATATATTTATGGTATACATAAATGGACCATTTATTCTATAATATATTTTTAGGTATGTAGTTTCAATTTGTTGAATATCACTAAATAAATTTTTATATTTTTGTTTGTTACGTTCTATACATTGTTGAAAAGTATAGAATAAAAAACTGCAAATACAATCTATTGTATCGGCTGGAAATTTTAACATATGAACTAAGTGAGATCTTTCCATTTTTATTGTCATGATATAAAATATAAATATCAATTTTATATTAAAATAAACACACTATAAATAGTAAATGATTTTATTTTATATAATCTCTTACGATATTTGGTTTTATATATCGCATATATTTTTACATCGTCCATACATATACAAAACAATTCATAAGATACATCATAGTATTGATTACACTAGTATGCATTATCAAGATACGTATGTAGGACATTGGGGTGAAAATGTAATACAAGGATTGGGTATATTTTTTCCGTTGGTATTTATTACATTTTATGCAGATGTATTTTTGTACTCATTAATTGTTATAAATGTTCGCGGAATGATGCAACATGATTCTCGTTTTACTTTTCTTATAGGAAATCATCATATATTACATCATAAACATCCAAATTATAATTTTGGGCAATATTGGTTAGATAAATTAGCGGGAACAGCATATCCAAAATCAATTCAACCAAAAATATAATATTGAAAATACTATAGTTATGTATATTGTAAATATACCGTATAATTTACTCATTCCGCATGTATCATAATGTAAATTTTTATTTGTATAGATATATACACCTACCATAAACAACACATAATATACAATAGGCATAATCCATACTTTTTTATATAGTTTAGCTATTGCAAACACAATACATAACAAAACAACCAAATGAAACATTTCTATGCTACCGCGTAATATACATTTTTCAAGAGGTACATGTTTGTATAGACTCAAAATTTCTGGATCCATAGTTGTATTAAACAAATTATGCAATCCATACAATTCTTGATCACGTTTAGGTGCAAACTGGCTATTGTGTTTATTGAATAATGCATAATTAATATTGAGCGAATTATTTTCTAATGTAATAACTTTATGAAACCAATAGGCAGGTAAAAAAAGCATATCTCCTGGTCCTATTTCAACGTTATATTTTTCTTTAAAATCATAATGAATAGATACATTTGTAAATGGATAAACTGGAAAAGATAATGGCGGAGAAAGATAAAACCGCTTTCTTCCCTGCAAACAAATATTTAATAAATCTGTGCCATTTCCATCATAATGCCATGGAGTAAGATTATTTTTATTATGTTTCCAAATACGAATACGGTCACACTGTATTAAATCTGGATCATTTTTATATAATTCTAAATATTCATTTTTTTCTTTGTGTATTTCAGTATTTTTCATATAATTAGATGATATAGTGCCGATTTTATAAGAAATTATTTTTGTAGTATTTATATGATTTACATAATGTTGTATATTTTCTGTGGATAAAAAATTACGAACTACACAGGGGCGATTTGTTTTTAAATGTGCAATTACATCTTTAGGTGAAAATATACTAGAATGTAAATCTACAATTGACATGTATAAGTTTAATATAAAATATTGAATATAAAAATCTTAAATGAATATATAAAAATGAATATAGACGAAATCATTTATGCAAATATTGTAAAAGAGTGTTTACACGAACCCATTATAATTCCGTTAAAAAACCACGAAGAGTTAAGTATACATTTTACTAAAAATTGTATGAATGTATATTGTAATGTTATTCTTTATATAGAGGATAAAGAAAAACATTTATATTTGTTTGATCCGTATTATCATGAAATTTTATTTGGATACATGTTTTTAATATTTCAAATTATGGCGCAAGATATACCAAATATACATATAGAATTAGGGTATGATAGAGAGCAAGAAACATTTATTCTTCTAAATTATACCATAGATTAATTACATTTTATTTGTAATGGAGTGGCTGTATGGATTTTGTTTCAACGATTCAAGTAAAGTTGGTTGATTACGATCTGTATTTTCATACATTTGTGGTGTTCTTACATTGAATGCAGCTGGTTGAGGTACACTGCTTACAATAGATCCAGCAAGACCAGAATAAGGAACATGCATAACTGATTTTATATCTGATGTTTCTTGATTAATAATAGGTATAAATCTTTGTGTATTTCCACCTGCAATTCTTCCTTCATTACCTCTGCTAGAATTATTTGTTGAATTATAGTCTGCGTGGTATGATTTTTGTTCTGGCATAATACTTCCTGCAATACCTGAATAATATACGCTAGTTTCATCACGTTGGTTTGCAATAGGTTGTTGAGCAGATACTTGGTATGCACCTCCCATATCTGGTTTGTACGCACGCTGACCTTTTGTATAAGGGCTGAATGTGGTATCTTCGCGAATAGTAGAAGCTATTTTATCTGTTCTAACCATTGTAGTTTGAGGTACAGTACTTCCAAGGGCACCAACTCTACTTAAACCAAATTCTTCTTTACGGGTTGGACGAAGAATATCTGTAATAGGAGCAGTAATTGCACTGACTAATCCTTGCATAATTGTAAAGGATTCTGGTCTATTTACAGTACGATTATTTGGTAAAAATTCAATAGATTTAGCAACACTGTTTAAATTATTTTGATTAATTGAACTACCAGCAGGATTAAAATGTTCTGCATTAAATTGTTGTCTATTGTCTTCTCTGTATAATCCAGGTTGAGTTGGTTTATCAGGTAAAGATGCATTACTTGCTATACCAGCATATGCTTTCGTAGTTGTTGCTCTGTGAATTGTTGGATTAGGTTGAATATTTCGTAATGTAGATCCTTTCACTTCTCCAGTAGTAGTAAGATATCTATCTGGATTATTGACATAATATTTATCAGGTAAATATTTTTCTACTTTACCAATAATACCCGTATTTGTAATTTTGTTGATAGCGGGACCTTGATGATTAGTCAATTCAAACGATTCTTTTGGATTTGTTAAAACGCGTAATTCATTGACTGTTTTAGGTAACCATTGTGATCTTGCTTCCATACCAGAATTAAATCCGCCGGACCCTTCTGCTGAAAATCCAGCATTCATACCAGGTGCAACACGCTGTTCTTGAAATGGTTTTACATTGTGCATGTTGGTAGACGGATTTTGTCTGGATTGGATAAATTCGGTTTGATTTGGCATACCATATGCGTGTTGAATATTATCTTGTGGTTTGAATAAAGGAGCATTTTCAGATTTTGTAATTTGTGTACTTCCTGCACCGGTATAATGATCTAGTGCAGAATCTCGTTGATCATTTGCTTTAGAATTATTTCCTATATTTTTAGTTTTTCCAAAAAAAGGAACCATAGATGCAGTTTGATCGTTTATGTTCATTGCTCTTCCTGCTAAATCCGTATATTCTTGATTTTTTTCAGTTGGAGGAACAAAATGTGCATTCATTTTTGGTATAGATTTATATTCATTTTTATGTTCCAATTGTTGACCTTGAAATGTTTCTATTTGACATTTTTCTTTAGTTTGGTTAGATATAAGATATAATGCACCTAATCCAATTATGGGTATTGCTAATTCCATACAATTGCTAAATATTAAATTTTACCATTTGTAATCATATACCAATATTCAATAATTTCTTTATCTTCATCCTTAATTAAAAAGGTTGAAAATAAATCCCAAATCGTATCAAAAGATTTTAATAAAGCAGGACACTTATCTATTTGTATCGCTTTTTTATTGAATGCTATTGGATTTTTAACATTTCCCAACTGTATTAGTTTATAAGATAGTACTTTACCTATTTTTTTTGTTTTTTGCGAATCAATATAAGAAAATACAATAGATTGTACATCATCGCAAATGGGTAATTTATGTAAAATAATTTGCACAAAATAGTTGTATATTATTTGCTGCTCCATAGTTATATACACTTCATTTAATGTAAAATTAAATCAATATTTATTTGCTAAAAAATATCGGTATACATCATCTTTTTGTTTTACTTTATGATTTTCTTTTGCTTTAGATAATAATTTTACTGCATTATCAATTTCTTCTTGTGATATTTCCCCATCATTATTTGTATCAATTGCATTTTGAATTTTTTTCAAATATCCAGGCATAACACATAATACACTTTCTTCATGAAATAAATGTTCTGTAATCATATAAAAAGCAATAGTCAAAATAATTGATAAAGCAATATCACGAGTACCCATCCAGCATACTGCAAACACGAGAACTTCACGAGCAACATAATTTTTCATGTATTCTTCTTGTGATTTTGACAATTTTATAGTAATAAATTTAGACCCTATATTCAAACATATCATAATTAATGCTGTAAATATTTTAGAATTATTGATTAGATTTAAATGACCTTGAGCTGTGTCCCATATCTCTTTCATTGTATCTTTCATATACATTAAATATATTTTTATCGGTAACGAAAACGTCTTTTAAGTTTATAAAAATGTTGTTTATAAGGAATAAAGGGATGTATTCTTTTATGCAAACCCTCTAGTACAGTAAAAGGTGAAGGCGGTAAAATTAATGATAACCATTGTGTTTTTTTAGGTGGACGGCTAATTAATGATTCAGTTGGTTGTATGAATTGAATACAAAGTAGCAAAATTAATATTACTAAAAATAGTAAAATCATATATTATTTATAGATTAATTTGTGCATAAGATCCAATTGTATTGTCTGCAAAAAGTCCATCTATAAATCCAGATAATTCTTCGCGGGGTGGAGCAACGCTATTTCTATCTACAGGTATACAACTTGAATCTTTAGGTCGCATATTTTCATCTAAAGGCAATAATGAAAAAGGTGCCTTAAAGTTGAATTTAGGAGAATCTGTAGGTTGATCTGTAAATTGAAATACAAAAACAATTCCTGCAATAAGCCCTAAAATTATATTGTATTTTATGACAAAATAGGTAAATACTAAAAATAATCCTTTACCTGGTATCGTGTTCATTGTTTTAGCTACAAAAGGATATAAAATAAAAATGCACAATACAAAAGTAATTAAAAGATCTAGAATCATATAATTACTTTATAATAAAAATCACCTATATGAAAATATAGGCATATTTCTAAATATGTAGTTCATTATTAATTTTAATCTATTAAAATAATATAGAATGTTAATGAATTGGTCATCACCATTTCCATATGAAGAATCACAAATAAATATGTTAAAGAAAAAAGCTAGACCTCCTAAATTAGTAAGTGCTAGACAATTACAACCCGATACAGATAATAAAACTCAAGAAGATCAATATCAAGATTTTGATAAAGAGAGAGAAAGAGAAAAAGAAAAAGAAAAAGAAAAAGAGAAAGATCTAGACCAATATAAAGATTTTAATGATAATGAATTAGGAGATTATAATCCGCCAAAAGATAAACTAAAAAATAAAAAAATGGAACCAAAAAATACAATTAATGAATCATATAACATGTATCAAAATCCATTTGCAGATCAAGAAATAGTACATACAAATTATCCCGTTTATGATAAACCATTTGAATATACACCAACTTCTTCAAAAGATGCACAATTACTTGAAAAATTAAATTATATGATTTATTTGTTAGAAGAACAGAAAGATGAAAAAACGGGACAAGTAACAGAAGAATTAATATTGTATGTATTTTTAGGAGTTTTTGTGTTATTTGTATTGGACTCTTTTTTTAAAACTGGAAAATATTCAAGATAATGAGAATTTACGCAACCGAATTTCTCGTAATTCATCTTTAGTTAATGGAGTATAAACTTTATCTGTCATTTGCATACCAGGTTGTAAATTATCTAAATTATTTTTATTGATTGATTTATTTACTGCTTTTTGAGGTGTTGGTAATGTATCTTTGGTAATAATAAAATCAACCTTAATTTCATGATTAGATACTTTTCCAACCAAATGATTTGCAGGAATAACATTGGCAGATATTCCAAGCGGATGTAAATTGGTGTTTAATTTTTCTTGAAATGTGTTTTCTATTTCTTCATGTAGATTAACTGTAAAATCAGTAACTTCAAATGTAATGAAATTCTGCAATGGTAATTTATTTGTTTCAAAATGAATTGTAAATTGTTGAGTTTTATTTATAATAGAACATGATTCAAGATAAGAAGTAAGTAAATCATCAATAGAACTATCTTCAGGAAAATCTCCTGCAATTCGTTTCAATGAAATGATATCAATATTTGGAATTTGATAGGTAATAGTAAAATCAAGTAAATCAAAAAGACCATGTGTAAAATATAAATCAAACATTTCATCGCTTACAATAATACACAATCCAAATTCATTAAAACTTGTTGTATATTTAGGTTGTAAATAATAATAGTTTACTATAAAATAGAATGGGGTCATTGAATCTCCTGAAAATGTATTAATTAATGGTTCTGCTAATTCTTCACTGTAAATAGTTTCATTTCCTATTAAAGGTGGAATAGAAGTTACAGATGAAAAGAATTTGTGTGAAAATACACGGATTGACATGTTATACAAGATTAAAAATAAAATTGTCATTTCAGTTTTATAAAATTGAATAATAAGAATAAATATATAGTATATAAAATGGATAATGAATTAAAAGAATACGATTGGTATACTAAAGACACAGACACAGAAGAAGAAAAAGATACAGACACAGAAGAAGAAGAAAAAGATACAGAAGAACCAGCTCTACTATTTTTAAAAAAAACATTTGATATAATTGATGGAATACTTGAATATGTAGAACCAATATTTAATTATTTTTATATGTGAATGAAATATAAAAATAATATATAAAGGTATTATTGTTGTAATTATAAAATGACGTCATTATCAACTCATATTACGCCTATATTAGCAATTACAGGATATTTAGTGTATCCAACACAATTACGAATAAACTCATCTGTACTCTATTATTTATCTGTGGCTCACAATAGTTTTTTAGTAACATTTAGTACATGGACATGTTTTTCGTTATCTAAAATTTTGTATGAATCAGGACTTGTATTTCGGTCTAATTATTATTTTCAAAATCCACAATTTGATAGAATTATTTATTTGTTTTATATATCAAAATATTATGAATTTTTTGATACGTTTTTGATGTATTTGAATAATAAAAAACCTATTTTTTTACAAAAATATCATCATATAGGTGCTGTAATCAATTGGCATTTAACATATGTATATAAAGTAGATGCTATATTGTATGTAACATTATTTAATTCATTTGTACATACCATCATGTATTCCTATTATTTGGGATGTTTGTTAAAGTTTAATCAAGTAAAAGTTATCAAAAAATATATAACAACTATACAAATACTTCAGTTTGTAAGTTTGTTGTATAATGCTTATTTATATAGACCACCGATTGAAACATGGTTTAATTATTCTCTTATTATGTCATTTGCTTTATATACAGTTGGTCTCATTGTATTGTTTGCAAAGTTTTATTCTACTACCTATAAAAATGATTAAAAAAATGGTTTCAATTCAAGAGTTTTATTGGTAGAAGTATAAATAGGGCGTGCCATAGGAACAACAAGAGTACTTGCATCTCTTAAATAATTTACATATCCTTGTGCTTCACTATAAATTCGTGGAATGCAAAAATCAAAAACGTGTTGGTTTAATTTTTCAATTTGTCCCTTAATATTTTCATTTTTGTGTTCGCAATGATTTAAGTAAACAGTTCTCATTACTATTTTAATATCTGTATCTCGTTGTTGTGCAATAACATATTTGTTGTTGGATAATTTATATACACCAGCTCTTATTCCGTTTTGTATAATTTGTTGATTTTGCACAGAAAAATATGCAGTAGATAATGTGCTGTTTTCTAAAATTCCAGTTAGAGCATCTTTAAAGGAAGAAGTATAAACTTTAGGCGTATTATCATATGATTTTGTATTATTTGAAGCGTTTAATATATCAACTCTTCCGTTTGCTTTCATATATATGTCCAAATAAAAAATATATATGAAATATAAATGAGTAATTTTTCAAATTATGTTTTCGTAGTAACGTTTTTTTGCTTAATTGTAGCTTTAACTATTACAGCTATTGTATTGAAAAATACAACATCTACAGATGCATATCCACCTGTAATAGATAATTGTCCAGATTATTGGTACAGTTCATATTATGATATAGACGGTTCAGGTAATTCTCTTCCAAATCGTAAATGTGCAAATACACCATTTGGATGTTGCCCTGATAATATGACAGAAAAAACAGATGATGTAGGATCTACATGTCCGGTAGCTAAATGTTATAACGTAAAAAATTTAGGAATACAAAGTGATGCTTGCTATAGTGTAATGGATTTTAGTAATTATTCTACATGTCAAAAACAAACATGGGCAAAAAGTTGTGATATAACATGGGATGGTGTCACTAATATGCCAAGTAAATGTTAAATAAAATAATAAATAAAATAATAAATAAAATAATAAATAAAATAATAAATAAAATAATAAATAAAATAATAAATAAAATAATAAATAAAATAAATTAATGAATTTTATTGTAATAAGCTAATGTTTTATCTACAAAAATCCATTTATCTTTGTGTTGCGAATAAACTTCCATTGCATAAATTCCGTCAGAGTAATATTTAGTAGGATTCCATCGTATTTGGTTGCATAATTTAAAATCAATCAAAAACATTGCAGAATCAATTTTACACAACTCTATTTTATTTCCTTTTAGAAGATTTGTAAATGGAAATACATCTTCGGGTCGTTCTTGGTTAAATGTATATATTTTATTCTCATCTAATGTATTCAATAACCCATACAACTCGGGATGAATCATATTATCATCGTCTAAAAAATAAATATAAGTATCTGGATTTAGAATACAATCCAATGCAAAATTTCTTTGAGAATTTCCGCTTATACCTGGCCCAGAAAAAACATACTCTTTTATTTTAGAATGTGTAAATAATTTTGGATTTTCTTTAATTATTTTTCCATCATATACAATAATCCATTCATCTACATAATTAAAATCAATCGTCTCTACAATTTTAAGTAAATTAGCTGGACGAATAGATGGTGTTATAATAGTTATTTTTTTAGGATTATACTGATCTATATAAGGTAATGGAATATGTTCAATACGATTGAAAATGTAAAAGTCGCAACTTTTATAAATGACATGAAACCAATTTACAAGTTGTTCATTAGTTGCATTCAAGCTGTAACATTTCATTCTTGTAAAATCTAATTTGTCAAGTGTAATACAAATTTCATCTGTATTATTCATATTGTCTAGTATAATAAAATCGTGCAACGGATCTTTGTACAATTCTTTTATTTCATTATAATTTTGATACAACGTTTCTAATCCAATAATGCAAAATTGTTTCTTGTAGTGAAGATTAACAAGTGAATTACAATAAACATGTGTATAATTTTCCAATTCCCAAATAGGTTTATTTGGCCATTGTTCAAATGCATTTTTTTCTTTCATGAAATCATCAATTTTATAAGAATTGTAACAATGATGTGCAAGATGTTTGCATAACCGATTAATTTCACTGTTGCGAATTAGTGAAAAATTATTATTACCGTTATTCATATATTGTATATATCCTAATTGTGGAATCTTTGCCATTTTTGTTTGCACTGCAGTTCTAAGTAAAAGTTCATAATCATCACTAACAGGTAAACCTTCGTTATAATTACCCATTTTCATAAGAACATCTTTTCTCCATATACGAGGATGATTTGGTACACTAACAATATTAGTAAGTGTTATATTATTAATGTTTGCAGTACTTGATACATAAATCCATTTATCTTTATATTTTTCCATATAATAGCTTGCATATCCTAATGAATAAAAATCACTATATCTAAAATTGTCACCATTTTCATAGATATTTGAGAAATTCATATATACAAATCCTACATCAAGATCTTTTTCAAAAACAGTTGTTGCATCTTGTAAACATGTTGGTGTAATTTCATCATCATGATCCAATTCTAGTACATATTTGCCTCTGCATAAAGATACAGCTTCATTTTTTACATTTCCAATACTTCCGTTGTTTTCACTTCGTTTATACAAACGTATTCTATGATCTCCGGTAAATAATTCTTTTAAAAATATAAAATGGTTGTCATCAGGAGAATCATCTAAAATAACCCATTCCCAATCAAGTAAAGTTTGATCTTTTACAGATGAATAGGCTCTTTTAATTTTATCATATGAGTTGTAACAAGTAGTAAATATTGAAAAAATAGGACGAAATGTAGTTTGTTTAATAATATTATCCATGTAACAATAATTAACAGAGTTATTGAATGCATCTATATTTATCGTGGTCAAATGCAACCATCTATATTTAATTCGTTGCGGTATGTCACAATCATTCATGTATTCTTCGCAATTTTCTCCAAATGTAATCAATAGTTGGTTATTAGGATTAAACAAATGATTTAAACATGATTTATTATTATAAATTTGTACATTGCACAATAATTGATCTTTATTGTCTATAAATAATGAATCAATAGATGAATATTTGTCATATCTAAAAAATATTACGGTTGGATACATAACCCGATTCAATAATTTATATTTAAGTAATAAAATTGAAAAATAATTTAATAATTTCATATAATAAAATGCCGAAAAAATCGTATACCGACATAATGAAGGAATTGAAAACTCCTCCTCCAAAACAAGATATTTCCAATCCACATTTAGTAAAAATAACAAAGGACAAGATTGTAAAAATATAATATACACACTAGTTATGCACGATTTAATTATTGAATATATTGGAACAGTTTTTTTTCTTTTTGTCTTCATATCTACAGCTAATCCATTAGCAATCGGTGCAGCTCTTGCACTAGCAATATATATTGCACAAAATATTTCAGGAGGCAATTTTAATCCAGCAACTACAGTCTTAATGGTTCTTGCTGGAAAACAAAAAATGGAAAATCTCGTACCTTATATCATAGTTCAAATTCTTGCTGCTATTACAGTATTAGAATTATACAAAAGAACTAAAGAATAAATTCATAATCAAGTAAATAACAAAGTAAATAACAAAGTAAATAACAAAGTAAATAATAAACATAAACATATATTATTTAGTATACCATGTTGGTGTTGTCTATTGATATTGGAATTACACATTTGGCACACTGTCTTGTATCTGTAACAGAAACATTTGAAATTATAGATTGGGATGTAATTGATTTACTTGGAGATCAACCTGTATGCAATCATCGTTGCAAAAAACAATGCAAACAACCTGCTTTGTTTTTTAGAGATACTTCATTTTTTTGCAAGAAACATGCTGTACATATTCCTGCATTATCAGGGTTAAACAAACTTGAATTGACGGAATTGTGCAAATTGCATGGAATTACTCAATGTGACATCAAAGAAAAAATGATTGAACAATTAAATTCTAAAAAATTAAGCGAAGTTAAAAGAAAATCTGCAAAAACTTGTTCTGTAATTGATTTAGGAAAAGAATTAAGGATTCAATATGAAAGATTTACAAAAGTAGATAAAGTAGTTATAGAAAATCAAATTGGACCATTGGCAAATCGTATGAAAATGTTACAAGGTATGGTAGTGCAATATTGGATTATGAGAAACGCAGAAGTTACGTGTGTATCTGCTGTAAATAAATTAAAATTATTTCATACTGGTCCAACTACCTATGCACAACGTAAGAAAATAGGTATAGATTGTGTACGAAAATTGATAACTGCAAACAACTGGGAAACAGGTTTTGAAAAACACAAAAAAAAAGATGATTTGGCAGATACATTATTACAATTAATTTGGTATTTAAACAATATAAATGCGGATTACTTAAAATTAATTGTTCTTATATAAACATAATGGAAACAATCCAACTTGGTCTAGACGGTTTAGAAGAAATTAAACTTAACTTTGATCCTATTGATTCTGGTCCATCTTCTGCTATGCCAGGAGTTGAACTATTAATGAATACAAAGAAAAAGGAATCACCTTCTATTGAAATATCTGATTTGGATAAATTAGAAAATGAATTAAATTCATTGTCACAAGTTAACACTCCAAGAGTAGAAAAGGAAAGGCCGGACACACCTGTTATGGATTTTCCAAGAATTGATTTAACAAACGAAACTTTTTCAAAACCAAGTGTATCATTTGATAAACCAATTAAAGTAGATAAGTCTTGGGATGGCTTTAAATCTATCAATACAATTGATCCAGATAAGATAGCTCCAAAAGAGAATGCTGCAGATGTGTTACGAGAAAAGTTTAAATTATTAAGAAAATTAGAAGATTTAGAAGGAAAGGGTGTACGGCTTACGCGCAAATATACAATGGATTCTTCTTTAGACGAAATGAAAGGCGAATATGAAAATATTGTTGCAGAAAAGGAAAAATCAAACAATGTAAAATTTCAAGGAAAAATGTTAATGGCTGCAATTACTGGTATTGAATTTTTAAATTCAAAGTTTGATCCATTTGATATTAAGCTAGATGGATGGGCAGAACAAGTAAATGAAAATATTACAGACTATGATGAAATTTTTGCAGAATTACATGAAAAGTATAGATCAAAGGCAAAGCTTGCCCCTGAGCTGAAATTATTGTTCCAGCTAGGAGGAGGTGCAATCATGCTTCACATGACCAATACAATGTTCAAGTCATCACTTCCTGGCATGGATGATATTATGAGACAAAATCCAGAATTGATGCAGAAGTTTACACAAGCAGCTGTAAATTCAATGGGAAATACAAATCCAGGATTTAGTGGATTTATGAATAATGTCATGCCAAATATGTCACAATCTGCACCATCGTATGCAACTCGCCCACATCCGCCCCAAGACAACAGGCAAGACAACAGGCAAGACAACAGGCAAGACCATAGACCTGATATGAGAGGTCCAACAGATATTAATGATATTTTGAGTGGATTGAAACCAAAACAAGAAGATGCAACAAGTACAGTAAGCTTAAGTGAATTGAAAGACATGAAAGACGGGTTGGGAATGGGACATAAGGTTCGTCGCAAGAAGTCAGATAAACATACTGTAAATTTAGATATATAAATTTTACTTGACTTTTAATAAAAATATTGTAAAAATGCAATATTTTTATTTTTTCTTTATTTAGTTTTTAATCTTCTTTATTTAGTTCATTATTTAGTTCTTTATTTACTTCTTGCAAAGTCACGTATTTATGTTTATCTGTATCATAGAGCATTAACCATAAATTATGGTAACAATCTGTTAACGATAGTTTTACAATAGTGTCAAATAAATTACTTTTAGAAATTACTTCTTCGTGATATTTCTGTAAATTATATCCAGGTAGTTTTGAGTTTGTATGATGAATGTGATGGTATTCTATTCCCATGTAAAAATATTTCAAACAGTTAGGTATTTGAATAAACGAACTTCCTAATAATCCACTGTTTCTTTGCGACCATTCTGTTTTACCAACTACATATGCAGGGTTGTATGTATGTTGATTGAAGAACAACAAAAAATTAATAATGAAACTTAGGTACAATGAAACCAAATAATGAAATACTATATCATTTTTATACAAAGTTAGTAAAACATACACAGAACCAATATTGTTGATACCATGGTTAATGCATACCATAAATAAAGAGGAATTAATTTTTTCTCCATATTTTATTTTTTTGAGAAAATAAATAAATCGTTGAATCATAAAAAAATACAAAATGGGAAAAAACGAAAAAAATACAATAGGTGTGTGGAAAAAGGTAAATATGTGTCTTTGCAATGAATTAAATTGCTTATATTGTTTCACATTGTAATATAAAAGTTCGTTAAATTTAAATTTATATTCGTTTTCTATATTTCCATTGGTTAAATGATGGGTATGATGGTCTAATATCCAATTGCACGATGTAATTGTTGTAATTCCATAATAATTGGATAAAACATAATTTAATAGATTATTTGGTGTGTATGAATTGTGACAGCAATCATGAAACACTACATAATTTCTATTTAATACTAATCCTAAAAAAGGTACAGTAACTACACTTAACCAACTATCTTTCAATGCCCATACAGAATATAAAGAAGATACAAATAAAAAATTGTGCAAAGAAAAATCTAATAATGCAGAGGTATAAGAAGATTTATATTTCATAAATAATTCACCTTCATTTAATTTATCCATATAATTATAGTATTTTTATATTTTTAAATAAAAAATATAAAACTTATTTACGGCACAGTGCACACATTCTTAAATATTTTTCTTTTTCATATTTTTCATTTCTAGTATCATCCCAATTATTCCATTCTGTATTATATACACCAATTAATACATATTCAAGACAAGTCCATTTGATATTTTCAGGATCTTCATCATATTCATCTTCAATGTCAGGATAAGGAAATACAGGTTCTATTTCCATACATTTATCTCCATAAAAACATCGTTTGAAACAATCTATGCATATTGAATGTTTACATTTTGGATAAAAGACTCCTTTTTTGCATTCAAAACATAACGGGCATTCTATATTATTTTGCGTCTTTAATGGTTTACCAAACATTATACTACATCTAGTACAGATACTTTCATAAGAATTTGACAAAACAACATTACACAATTCATGATTTTTACATTTTATTTCAACTTCGGTGTATTGGTCAAAATCCTGCATTATTATAATTAATAATATTAGGTATGTATATCAATTTTATGTTTTATTTGTTCTTTATTTTAATTTTAATTGTTTTATTACCCATTTTTTTATACAAAAAAGCAGATACGATTGAATTGAATTGTGGTATTAATCCAATGAATACAACAATTAAAGGTGATGGTTTTATCATTGTAAATGATATTTTAAATGAAACGTGTAGAAAAAAAATAGAAGATCAATTTTTACAAGAAGCAAAGAAAAACAAAAAATTAAACGAAGATAAAAATTTATCTCTCTATACAGATGATGAATTTTTATATGAATTATCAAAAATAGTTGGAGAAAATTTGTATCCTGTAAATTCACTTGATTTGCAACGTTGTTGGTTAAGATATTATTTTGAAGGAATGAATGCAAAATATTATGAAAATTATCATCATGATGTTAAACGGTATGATCCTTCTATAAAACAATATAGATTAATTATACCTATTTATGATAAGAGTAATACAAAATTTACAATTGAAAAATATGGGAAATTTCCATTTACACAAAATATGGGAGTATTTTTAGAAGCAGATAATTGTTTGCATAAAGTAAATTTTGATAAAGGGGAACGATTTTTATTAATTATGGATTTTACCAATAAAAAGTGTGATTCGTTGTATAACCATTATATGTGCAGAGGGCCAGTAGGGTATTGGTGGTGGATTAGAGATAGTATTTGGAGAAAAATATCACAAACGTATTATAAAATAGTGAATTAAATATATATTACTATTTATATGACAGAATTAGCAACAAAAGAAATAGCAATAGGTGACATAATAAACTCAGAAGATGTTGATAAATATCCTAAAGATTATTGTTGGGAACTTGTCATTGATGATGATTCAGAATATTTAGGAAAATTTGAAAAAACTAAATATCAATTTATTGCTGATGTTAAACTAAAATTGTTTAAAGGTGATCTAAAAAACAATCCAGACGATATTTATAGAGCAAATCAACTTATACGAGAAGACATTGTACGAAATGGTTACACATTACGTAGATCAACTGAACTTCCTAGATTTTTAACTAAAGGACAAGAAATTAAAGCTAAATATATTGGTCAATTTTATAAAGATGATCAAATATCATGGAAAACAAAAGATGATAAAATATTAGGTAAATTTAAAAAAGATATTACAGTATTAAACAAATTAGTAAACGTAGAATTTGATAATGGAAACACATTACCAGATCATATTTTAATTGTAGAAGTTTTGCCTCCTCTAGCAACATCTGCACAAGTCGCACAAGTTGCTACACGTAAATATTCTACGACTAAATATCCACCGGCACATGCAACTGTTATGCCTTATGGAGTTAGATTTGGTGGAACACGAAAAAAACGTAAATGTAAATCTAGAAAATATCGCAAATAATTACATGTACATCATATTCATTGGTGCAGAGTTTTCTTGTTTCAGTAACTTTTGAACAATTTCATTCGTTACTGTAAACGGGAATGTAACTTGTACATTTAATTCTTTTTCAAATAAGTTACAAGATGGTTTCATAATACGGAACAGATTTATTTTAGTATAGATTGTTTCAATACATCTCTTTAATTCACGCACACCTTTCTCTTCATTTGTATACTTTTCAATAATATATTGCATTGCAACATCTGTAAATATAACTTCATCTGGTTTGAAATTAATATTCTTTTGAATTGCAACCGATAAATAATCTTTGGAAATAATCATTTTTTGAGGCGTAGTATATCCTTCAGTTTGAATCACATACATACGATCTCTAAGAATTGGATTGACTTTGGCACGTACATTGTAACTGAATATGAAAATAGCACGGCTTAAATCAAACTCAATCTCTGCAAAATATTTATCATGAAATTTATCATTTTGTGAAGTATCGGTTAAATGTGTTAAAATTCCAATAATTTCTTCACCTTTTGGCGTATCACTTACTTTATCTAATTCGTCAAAGTAGAAGACAGGATTCATGCATTTGCAAGATTTAAGAGTATCTACAATTTTGCCCCAAACACTACCTTCATATGTAATGGAATGGCCTTCCAATGTACTACTATCCGTTGCACCACCGAGTGCAAAGAATGCAAACGGTCTGTTCAAAATTTTACTGATACCTTCTTTAACCAATGTAGTTTTTCCAGTTCCCATGGGTCCTTCAAATGCAATACAAGTGCCAGTTGATTTTGGATTAGTAATAAGTTGGCCAATATATTGCATAATTTGAATTTTTGCATCATTTAGACCATAAGTTGCTTTGTCAAGAATTGCTTTTGAATTTTCCATAAATTCGTGGCATTTTTCAACACCATCGTCAATAGATACGGGCAAATCTTTATAAACACCAAATGGAATGTCCATGAACGCATCAATCCAATATTTAATTTTATAATATTCACCTCCTTCATTTTCGCTTAAATGTGTAAGAGCCTGCATTTTCTTGAGTGCAAAGACTTTATATTCATTAGGAATGTCAGATTCAATGAGACGAATACGAAGTGGTTTTGGATCAATATTGGTAATTGATTCTAGTTTAGAAAGGAATGTAGATTGTTCTTCAATTGACATTTTTGAAAAATATTTAGAATCGGTGCTTGTTTTGAATGAAGTTAATTTATCAAATTTTTTCAATTGTGCTTCTTTAATTTGTTCATCTAATTTTGATTTTCGTTTTTCATATTTTTTGGATTCAATTATGTACATGGCTTCCATGCCTTTACTAATAGACAGACCTTTATAAGATGTTTTCAATTCTAGTAGTTTATCTAATGCTTCTTTCTGCAAAGCTAGATTATTTTCAGGGATAGGTTCATCTTCACTTTCAGTTTCAGAATCTTCATAATTATCATTTGCCAATGTAAATGTAATGTTCAAATTTAAAGGATCTTTTGCTTCGTCTTCTTCTTCATCCTCTTCTGTAGAATCGTCCTCTTCTTCACTATTAATACTAGATACTTCAGATTCTGTGCTTTCATTTTCATCACTTTCATTAGAAGTAGTAGTGTAGTCATCATCTTCTTCTGATTCAGTTTCAGGAGGAGGGACGACAATTTTCTTTTTCCTGAGATTATATTCTTTCTTCATATTTTATAATAGTATAAAAGTGTTTGTTCAAATCAATTTTAAAATGATTTAAATAAATTAAAAATTGATTTGAACAAAATATGTATGGTTATATATATAATGAGTAATCTTGTTCAAGATGCTAAAATTCTTGGAATTCAATTTAGTATTCTGTCGCCAGAAGAAATCAGGAAATCTTCTGTAGCACAAATCACAAACAGAGATACATACATTAATAATAAACCTGTTCCAAATGGATTGTTTGATTCTCGTATGGGTACAATTGAACCAGGTCCTATTTGTCCAACAGATGGATTAGATCATATACAATGTCCTGGATATTTTGGACATATAGAATTAGCACGGCCTGTATTCTTCATACAATATTTAGAAACGGTTATTTCAGTTATTAAAATGATTTGTATTCGTTGTAGTAAGATTTTGCTAGACAAACATAAATATCAATATTTGCTTTCCTTTCCAAATGAAAAACGATGGAAAAAAGTACAAGATTTGTGTAGCGGTATTAAACGGTGTGGTGAAAATGATCACGGATGTGGTTGTATTCAACCTATAAAATATAAACGCGAAGGTATTGCAACAGTGGTTGCAGAATGGGCAAAAATGAAAAATGTAGAAGATGATACTGTAAATAATATGAAAATTCCTCCTGAAATGTTTATCAAACTATTCACGAAAATATCAGATGAAGACATCTCTTTTATGGGTTTAAGTCCTGTATGGTCTCATCCAGCATCCATGATATGTTCCGTATTACCTGTTCCTCCTCCAGCAGTGAGACCATCTGTAAAACAGGATTCATCCCAACGAAGTGAAGATGATTTAAGTCATTTGCTAGTACAAATTGTAAAAACAAATAAGGCGTTACAAGAAAAAATGGAAATTAAAAATGTGTCTACAGGACAATTAGATGATTATCATACATTGTTGCAATATTATATTGCAAGTATGGTAGATAATAAAATCCCAAATGCAAAACCAGCTCAGCAACGGTCGGGAAGAGCATTCAAATCTATTAAAGATAGGTTGAATGGCAAAACTGGCCGTTTGCGTGGAAATTTGATGGGTAAACGTGTTGATTTCAGTGCACGATCTGTTATTACTCCTGATCCTAATTTATCTATTCGTGAACTGGGAGTTCCTTTGAAAATTGCAAAAAATATGACAAAACCAGTTACTGTAAATGAACGCAATATTCATGCATTAACAGAATTAATATTGAATGGTCCTGATAATTATCCTGGTGCAAAATTGATTGAGAAAAAAAATGCAATGTTTAAATCTCTTAAATATGCAAACAGATCGTTAATTAAATTAGAAATTGGTGATATTGTACACAGACATATGATGGATGGAGATGTAATCTTATTCAACCGTCAGCCTACTTTGCACAGAATGAGTATGATGGGTCATAAAGTGCGTATTATGTATAAAGGAGATACATTTCGCATGAATGTTGGTGATACAAAACCATATAATGCAGATTTTGATGGTGATGAAATGAATTTGCATATGCCACAAAGTTTAGAAACAGAAACAGAGTTGCGACATTTGGCAGCAGTGCCGTATCAAATTGTAAGTCCTGCATCTAGTTCCCCAATTATTGGTATCTTTCAAGATTCATTGGTAGGTGCATATGTATTTTCACAAGAAGAGCGCGAATTTTCTCCTCTTGAAGCGATGAAATTGTTAAACAAATGTAATCACATTGATCCTACTATATTTACTAAATCAAAAATTACAAATTATGATATTTTATCTATGATTATTCCTGCAATGACAATTGCATCTGGTGTTGTAATTAAAAATGGAAAATATATAAAAGGTCAAATGAATAAAGGTATTTTGGGTGGAAATTCTAATGGTTTAATTCATCGTATTTATAATGATTTTGGGCACATTCAAACATGTGATTTCATAGATAATCTTCAATACATTGTAAATGAATATATGAAAACGCATTCGTTTAGTGTTGGTATAAGCGATTTATATTTACCAGTTAAAGATGGTCAAAATTTGAAACATGACATCAAAGCAAAAATTTATCATTATTATAATAAAGTATCTGAATTAATTCAAACTGTACATTTGAATGAGTTTAAAAATGACACCGGTAAATCAAATTTGGAAGAATTTGAATTTCAAGTAAATAGTTTACTTGGAAAAGCAAATCAAGAATCTACAAAAATTGGTATTGATGCACTTGAAAAGTCCAACAGATTCAAAGGAATGGTTGATTCTGGATCTAAAGGATCAGATGTTAACATTTCACAGATGGTTGCATGTTTAGGTCCGCAGCAAATTGACGGCAAACGTATTGATTATGGATTTGATGATCGTACCTTACCACATTTTACAAAATACGATGACCGACCTGAAGCAAGAGGGTTTGTTGCATCATCATTCATTGAAGGGTTAACACCAATTGAATTCTTCTTCCATGCAATGGGTGGTCGTATTGGTCTTATTGATACTGCCGTTAAAACATCTACAACTGGTTATATTCAGCGCAGGTTAATTAAAGCATTAGAAGATTGCATTACTGGATATGATGGAACGGTTCGTAATTCAAAAAATAAAATTATGCAATTCAAATATGGTGATGATAATATTGATCCAACTAAAGTAGAAACTCAAACAATACAATTATGTGCAATGAAACAGGAACAGGTATATGCTCATTTTCATACTAATTTTGAAGAATTTGCAGGAATATTTGATAAGGAAACATTCAAACGCTACCAAGATCAATCCATTGAATGCAGTCATCATAGTGAAAAACTGATTGAATTTATGATACAAATACGTGACAGTATTATTAAAAATGTGTTTAATTATATAAGTGAAAAAACATATAAAGTATTATTGCCAGTTAATTTTGCACACATTATTCAAAATATAAAAAATCAGGCGAATGCGAGTAAAGATTCTAGTATTGATATTACACCATTTGAAATTTATCAATTAACAGATTCCTATTATAGAAAATTACAATCACTTGGATCGTATGCACCTACTATATTATTCAAAATATTGTATGATTTCAATTTATCACCTCGCGAGTTGATACTTTCACACCATTTGAACAGAGCATCCATTACTATTATACTTGAAAATATAATGCTTCACTACAAACAAGCATTGGTAAATCCCGGCGAAATGGTAGGAATTATTGCAGCGCAATCATGTGGTGAGCCAACTACACAAATGACACTGAATACATTCCATTTTGCAGGAGTAGCAAGTAAAACAAACGTAACACTTGGTGTGCCGCGTATTGAAGAAATATTATCATTGTCTACTACAATCAAACAACCATCAGATACTATTTATTTAAAAGATTTTGAACAGCATGATCTAGATCGTGCAAAAACCATTATAAATATGATAGAACACACGCGATTAATAGACATTGTGATTTCAGCTAGTATTATATTTGAAAAAAATAGCCGAGATAGTAAACTAATTAAAACTTGTATGGATATTGATTCCATCTTAGATGGATGTACTATACAAACAGAAAAGCAATATAGTACAGAATCTAAATGGGTAATTCGTCTTGTATTGAATAAAGAACAAATGTTTATTAAAAAAATAACAATGGATGATATTAATTTTACACTAAAACAACAATATACAAGAGAAATTGAGTGTATCTACACGGATTACAATGAAGATGAATTAATATTCCGTATTCAATTATTGAATAAAATAAACAAAAAGAATGTATACAAAGATATGGACGACATGTATAAATTGAAATCTATGCAAGAACACATTCTTAACAGTACGATACTTCGTGGTATTAAATATATTGAAAAGATTAATTTCCGCGAAGTTAAAAATATGTTAGTAAAAGAGCATGGTAACATAGTAATTAAAAATGAAAATGACAAACAGCCCAAAATGTATGTGTTGGATACAGTTGGATCTAATTTAATTGATATTCTTGGGTTAGATTACATTGATTCTACTAAAACATATAGTAACGATATTCGTGAAATGGCACATGTACTTGGTATTGAAGCTGCTAGAGAAAGTATATTGAATGAATTTAAATATGTGATTTCTGCATCGGGTGGTTCTAGTATTAATGATCACCATCTTTCCCTATTATGTGATCGTATGACATGTAATTCAAAATTGATTGCAATTTCACGGCACGGAATTAACAATGATGATATTGGACCTATTGCAAAAGCATCGTTTGAAGAAACACCTGAAATGTTATTGAAGGCAGCAATGTTTGCAGAATTTGATACGGCCAAAGGAGTATCTTGTAATGTAATGTTAGGTCAGCCAGGTCAATACGGTACAAATGCATTTGATATTATGACAGATATAGATCAATTACGACATACAGAAATTAAATCTGTAAATAAACCAATAGAATTCAATATGGAAAGTTCAATGTGTGATACTATAGAAATCAAAGAAAACTTGGGAAGTATTAATGATATAGTAGAAAATAAAGAAATTGCAGGATTATCTTATGTATTAGATTTGTAACTAATATAAAAAAATATACTTAATAGTACCATGCTAACTCATTTTTTTAAATATCATATTAAAAAAAATGAAGAAAAAATAAAAGATGAATGCAAAGATGTATGTTATGTAAATATGCCGTTAATTAAAAATATGTTTGAAATGGAGCCGAAATATAATCGTAGTATATATTCTAAATATGTAGAATTTAATCCATTCATACATCCTGTTATACAAAATAGAATATTGAATATTTACTGTAAATCGGTACAAAGTTTACAATTACTAAAACGTGTTTGCATACGATATATTCGTAAACGTAGACATTCTTTTTCTTCAACGGATCTATCGTTAAATTCGTTGGAAAATTTGCAGCCGAGAGAATTAATTGATATCATGCATAATTACAATAAATATACGTTTAAGGTTTTTGATTTGTCTAATATTATATTTAATTCGTTGATTAATGCAGATGAATATTTTTTTTCAAATCCATTGACTATTAAAAATCCGTATACGAATATAAAATTTTCAGTGTACAATTTGTATATTATTTATTTTTGTATGTTACAGAGAGGGTATATTATTCATCCATTATTTGCACTTTTTATGAAAGAAAATTTCAATTTATCAATCTTTTCTTTGAAATATGAAGGACTTATTAAAGAATATATTATAGATAACAAAATTAAACAATCAACGAATGCAAAAATTTGTGGAGATTTGCGAAACATGTTTACAGAATTATCTATTTATAATTTAGTCACATTATCATACGAAGTTATATTACAGGGTATAGAATATATTCCAGATGATTCCATACTTACATTTAAGCCATTATTATATCATTATAATCATTCGTTGTATTCCATGAATTCATGTTATAGACATGTAGAATATAATAAATTAATCAAAAAAATAATTGCATTTAAAAATGAAAACCCATTATTTACAATTACACACAAGATAATAGTTCCTATTACAAAAGTAAATTATAAACATATAACAATTCCAAGAAGATCATATACCGGTTGGGAAGGATTAATGCTAATACCTGGAAATTAATTTCTAGTATAATAATATGATTCAATTTCTACTAATGATTATACTTTTTGTATTTATTGTATATGTATTGGCATGGTTATTTAATGGACCAACAGCATTAAGTAACTTTCAAGATGCAAAAACAGAAAAAACAATTGCTGCATCCTCATTACCAGCAGGAGTATCTGTAAATTATGCATATAGTGTATGGATATACATAGATGATTGGTCGTATAGGTATGGATCTGAAAAAATTGTATTCTGCAGAGGAAACAAAAAGTTAATGCCTGGTGTATTATTGGATTCTATTGAAAATAATTTAACAATCAAGATGGCAATGACAGGTACAGATGAACTATTTACATGCAAAGTGCAAAATATACCTATTCAAAAATGGACAAACATAATTATAACATTGAATAATCGTTCTTTAGATACATATATTAACGGAAAATTGGTAAAAACGTGTATTATGCCTTCTCCTGCTTATGTAGATGATACTGCTTCTATTTATTTAACACCTTTATCTGGATTTTCTGGTTTTACTTCACGATTCAACTACTGGAATGATACAGTAAATCCTCAACAAGCTTGGAATATTTACCAGGGAGGACCAGGAGGAAATATATTAAGTAACTTTTTGAATCAATATAAGTTACAATTAAGTTTCTTAAAAGGAAATAGTGTGCAAGCATCTATCAGTATTTAATTTCCTAATAGTATATATGGATGATACACCATTACAAAAGTTTATTATTATTATATTAGCATTAATTGTATTTACGATTTGTCTAATGATAGGAATCAATTTTGTTGGATATTTTATGGGACCATCTTCTAGTCCCTTTTTAGTGCAAGGACTTATTCCAGGAAATGTACCATTGGTAATTAAACAAGATCCAAGTTTAACAGGATCTATACCGGTACAACGATCAAATAATGAATCTCACGGTATAGAATTTTCTTGGTCTATTTGGTTAAATATATCTGATTTAGGAAAAACAAATCAATACCAACATATTTTTCACAAAGGAGATAATAATATTCAAACTGATGGAGATAATATTGGAATGAATTTCCCAAATAATGCACCAGGTCTTTATATATCTCCCAATACGAATGAATTATTAGTCATTATGAATACATTTACTACTATTAATGAAGAAGTACGTATTCCAAATATTCCATTGAATAAATGGATGCACGTTTTGATAAGAGTAGAAAGTAATAAATTAGACGTATACATTAATGGGTCATTAGCAAAACGACATGTTTTGGGTAATGTTGCAAAACAAAATTATGGAAATGTAAATGTTGCAATGAATGGAGGATTTCAAGGATATATTTCAGATTTGCGATATTATAATAGTGCATTGATGCCTGGAGATATTATTGGAATTGTAGATAATGGCCCTAATTTGAGTATAAATAAAAATTCTAGTATTGTTACATCTACACCACCTTATTTATCGTTACAATGGTATGTTCAAAATAGTAAACAATAAACTATAAATAAACTATAAACAACTATAAATAAAATAATAAAATAAATAATTATGTTGAATCCGTGTAATGCAAATAAATCATATGTATTGGGTAGCTCTACATATAATTTATCTATGAGTTCTATTAATCCGCGTTATTCATTAGCTTATGTAAAACCCACACAAGAAATGTTTTTGAAACATAAAAAATTAATTTTAGAACATACAACACTTACGAATGGACCTGGAATTATACCTGGAAATGACGTAACTACACAAATTAATTATAAATTAGGAATAGATAGTGTGCAATATAATAATAGAATTATTACAATACCATGCAGATTTCGTCCATATATAACTACAATACAACAATTACTAAATCAAGGTCAATCTATTCAAACTGTTTTTAATGCACTAAGTATACAATATAATCTACCAGATTTATACAATACAACTAGTATCTATCAATTTCAACGATTGTATACATATCCTGAAGTCAATTATATTACTCCATTAACAACTGTGTTACCACCAACCAATACAATTTCTATTTCATTTAAAACACGAACTGTACCTATTCAAAACACCACATTTTTAGATACATCTGCATATGGTATTAATTGGAGTATTATTTTGCAATTAAATCAGGGGATTTTTGGATTGGCACAAAATTGTCAATTATTAGAAGTATTGAATAATGATGGTAAAACATTTACATCTAATTTTAATGATTTATTACCAAATGGTAGCGCTTCTTATCTTGGTGCAACATTAATAAATAATACAGTTAAAAATATAAATACAACATTTCACATTTATGTAGAAATACATCCTCAAGAACAAAATAGAGGTAAAACAAATGGCGTTGTTGTTAATGCAAACAGTGTACCTATATTACAACAAGCACTATTTGGAGCTCCTCTAATAGATTATATTTTGTTTGTTCCCAATCATAATTTAAATACAATCATGACGTATGAGCCATATCCATCTAATATGGCATTTACAATTATTAATAATAGTACTCTAAAAGGTATTGTAAAACCATGTAATCTTACGACCCCATATTCCAATTAAATTTAGCTACATCTATAGGTTTAAAATTTAATTTATGTTGAATAACTTGAGTATAGGCAAAAAGTGCCAACAACAATATAAAAATTACAATAATAACTTTGTACCGTTCTTTAAAAAAACGGTGTAATTTGGATTGATTTGGTTCATATGCTGTATGAAATTGTGCATAATGTTCACTTAGTGTAATTGTTGGTTTATCTAAGCGAACATTTATTTTATTGTGTATAAAATGCATCCATTTAATAAAATCTTTTTGATTATCTAAATAAGGTGTTACAGGATATTTTTCTACCATTTTCATAAATATAGTTCCCATAGATTTGTTCGGTAAAAATTCATGAAAATTGTGAATAAGACGGTAATGAACTTTTTTTTGAATTGTAGTTGGATATTTTGGGTAATTAAAAGCTACATTATGTAAAAAAAACCAATACGAAGGTCCCCATACCTTTGGATCCATATATGTAATAGAATATAAAAACAAAACAAATAATACAGTATGAAACGTTGTGTAAATTGCAACAAATCAAAACATAGTTCAAAATCATGTGTTTTGCCAATTACAAGTTATGGTATTATTCATACATTTAAAAATAAATATTTAATGATATGCAGGCGTAAAACATTAGGCTATACAGATTTTATTCGTGGCAAATATTCATTTCAAAATATAAATCATATTTTAAATTTAATTAATGAAATGACTATATTAGAAAAAGAGAATATTTTAATCAAAAATTTTAATATTTTATGGGGAGATTTATGGGGAGTACAATCAGAAAATTCTGTTGATGAAATGAATGCATACGAAAAATTTTGTACAATTAAAAAGGGATATATGGTAAATGATAAATTTACATGTTTACAAGATTTAATTCAAAGTAGTACAACTATATGGGAAACACCTGAATGGGGATTTCCAAAGGGACGGCGTAATCCATATGAAACAGAATTAGCGTGTGCATTACGTGAATATGAAGAAGAAACAGGATATGATAAACATTTTTTAACTATTATAAAAAATGTATTGCCTTATGAAGAAATATTTATAGGTTCTAATTATAAATCCTATACACATAAATATTACATTGCAACAAGTGGATCTTTGCACAGTAAAAGTTCTTTTCAAGAATCAGAAGTATCTGATATGAAATGGTTTACTTATGAAGAAGCATTACAAATGATACGACCATACAATGTAGAACGTATTCAAGTATTGAATTATATACATGCATGTTTATCTAATTATATTATTTCAATTTATGATTAAATTACAGGTGGACTTTTTTCAGAGAATTGATTGTATAAATTTTTTATGTTAGAAGATGTAATTTGTTGATGAAATAAAATAACATTACATATAGATCCTAAAATTCCATCTGTTGCACCTATATCCATATATTTTGCATCTTTAATTGGTATAACATCTGTTTTTGAACTATGCAATTCTCCATTCATAAATATATCACATACACCATTAACATAATTGATAACAATATGATTCCATTTTTGCAAAGGTACAGATTTAATTACATCTACTTTGATATTTTTAGATTCTGTTTTTATTTCAATTTGGATCGTATTTAGTGTGCCATTATAAGAAACATTTGGTTTTCCTTCATAAGAAAGTATTGTAGTATATTCAGTTGCTTGTGGTCCAAAACTAGGATTCATAGCTTCAATAAAAAACCAAAAGGAAATACCATAATCATACATTGGTTTGTTTTTTACCTTTATATTTGTAAGATCTTTTAACGTTACTGGATTATTTACAATTTGTTCACCATGTTGCGTGTAAACACTTTTATTTACAGACCGAATATAAATGTATATTAATATGAATATAACTTCTGCACTCAATAATGTAATTTCTTTTGTAGTAATTTGTGCAATTGGCTGAATATTACCTAATGCATTTACTGCTGCTGGAACAGGAGCAATGTAAAGTACAATTCCAATAACAAGTGTATATAAAAACATGTATAAAATCCAATTTTGTTGAACAACAATATAATGTAACGTAACAATAAATAATATAATCATGGATATGACAAATAAAAATGTTTGATAAATAGATGAAGTTAATGATTTTGCATAAAATAAAAAAGATAAACCAATTAATGATAATATAATATATACATTTTGATTATCATACAAATCTACAATACCTAATGTAGTTAACATGATAATAGTAAGCATGTAGAATGCAATCAATAATGGAATGTAGATACCATTATATTGTGAAGGAACATCTATATTTAATCTACTTGTTACCAATGTAACAATTGGAATATTTACAATAAAAAATAAAATAAAAATATAAAAATTAGAACTAAAACCAGGTACATCAAACATTGTAAACAAACTCAAAATATAAGCTATAACTGCATAAACAATAAATATTCTATCTGTATACCAAGACATTGCACCAAGAGAACATATACAGATTCCCCACGTAAGAAATAAAGCTAACATTTTATTTGGTTCTGTGTTATCATACGACGGCGTTTTTTCAGGTTCATCTTTGGGTAAAACAGAATCAATAGAATTAAATGTATTTTTAAGATATTCATCTACTACAGATGACGTATATTCAAATAATATCATACCAAGTAAAACTGCATTTGCAGCCATTGTAAGTGGTAATGGATTTTCATAATTATAAAATGGATTGTATAAATTGAAAAAAATAGCAATTATAAATAACGTTGTTTCAATAATAATTTTGTAAATACTATTTACATTTTTATCCCATGATTTTTTTGATTCATTTGCAGAATCTTCTGCATCTTTTCGTGCTTTTCCATATGTAGTGTTCATTTTTGTAATTGATGAATTGTATACATTTTTAGAATTTTCAACTATTGTTTTTTTAGGATGAATCCAAATATAATAAACAATACAGCCAAGAACAAATAAAAAAAACATGATATACAAAATATCTTTGGTATCTCGTGGCGCCGTTGGCATACAATGACTGTATAAAAAAGTTAAAAATTTTCAATCATTGTTTTCTTTCCATGACAATTTCTACATAATGCAACCAAATTTGCAATATGGTTTGATCCTCCATCAGCAAGCCGAATTTTATGATCAATTTCATACCAAGCATCTAATGTTCCTTTACAACCATTACATTTCCAATTTTGACTTGCTGCTACATATTTTTTCTTTGTACCGCTAACACTTCTTGATGTAGAATCGCCACCACTTGTCATAATACGTTGTTCTTTTATGGGCACAACATTTGTATTTAAAAAAGGTGTAATAATATCCTTAGATTGTTTATCTAAAGGCATATACTGTACCATACCATTTAAATGCCCCATCATAGATCTAGATTCATTTGGATTTTTTTTAATGAAAAGATACAGGGAAAAGGCAGCAAATAAAAATCCAATAATTTTTGCATGTTTTTTGTATTGTTTAAGCTGATTTGAATATTTACCATTTTGCATAGTATCTACTACAAAAAATATAATGATTGCAATAAACAATAATTCAATTTTCATAGTATATTGTTTTAAAATATTCCAATCATGAATTGAAATGAATTTTACCAATATTAGTTATCACAGATTTACAATGGCTCTTACTTCAGTTTTCGTTTGCTTCAACACGGAATTTTACATCTCCATGGCTGCTATATCTGCAAGAATTACTCGTCTTTCTGGGTGTAAAGTCGTACGCATTGATGATGTGCGCTCAGTAACTGGGCGTTACTGCTTTGTTCATTTTGACCAACAGATGCCCGAAATTCTGTGGAACATGCTATCCGCTGGTCAAGAACAGATTGAGATTGATGATGGTACAATTCGTATCGGCATCAATACGTCCAATGGGTTGAATCCCAATACGGAAGATAAGATTACACAATACATTTTTAACGATAGCGAATCTTACATTCGCGACTTCAAGACTGGCATCGTACAAAAAAAAGATAAAAAATTGAATGGGTGGTTCGTAACTAGTGAAAATCCATTCGCTCCTGAAATTCAAGCGGTCTAATTTGGATCACGCCGCAAAGCGCATCATTAAGGTACCAATTGAAATATCTAACTCTTTTTTTTACAGTTTTTTATTTTTCTTTGCTTAGTAATTTTGCAATCACTGAAATATTAGAATCATTGACACTATATCTCTTACCAACTACATTTACACGTATAATAGAACCAGTTTTACAACTAAAGAATACACTATCTTCCATGTGATGATCTTTTGCAAGGAAAATAATAAAAGGGGATTCATCATCTGGATGTAGTTTACATTGTAAACCTGCAATTGTATTCGTTTCAACGATACATTCTAGTTCTTGATCTACAAATGGCAGTGCAATTTTACATTCAAAAATAACTGTAAATATTACATATTGATCTTTCATAATTCCACTAGAAAAATTAACTACATGTATTGAACCTTTTTTTACATATCCTTCTGTTATACACTTACCTTCTAATGGTTTCAAAGTATGTTCAAGAATTTCCGTAATATTTTTACCACACTCTGCCATAGGAATTTGGACTGATCTTGATAAAAGCGAATCTGTATATATCATGTTATATAGAGATACAATTCTTTATTCTAACTCAATTTTTCTTATTTTTTTTCTCTTTTTCTTTTATATTTTCATTAATTAAATTAAAATTACGCGCCACATTTTGAATAACTTCTACTGGATTTAAAAACCATCGTTTATTATTCCATTTTTGCATATCAAAATATCTCAAACAAAATTCAATTTGTAAAATATAATCTTCCATTTTTAATTTTGTTTCTGTTGCAGAAGGACTTGGAATTAATTGTTGTAAAATTTCAATTGCATCTGGTTTCTTGGTAATTTTAAAACCATAGCGAGGTTTTTCATTAGGGGTGGTTGGTAATGATAATTTGAATTCTCGTTCGGATAAATCTTTAGATGCAGAAATACCACCTAAAGGTAAATCTTTATTGAATAAATTTTTATCAGCATCTTTTTTAAACAATGGTAATGTTGGATATTCATAATGTACATAATCTTTCCAATCATTTGTATAATAATCAATTTTGTTTACATTGTATGCCCATAAAATATAAATGTCGTTTACTTGCAATTGTGTATAATATGCTTTTAGTCTGTGTTCAAATTCATTTAATTTAGGTTGTTTATGTAAATATTTTGCTAATTCTAAACACTGTACATCATTTAACCTATCCATCAGTGCATTAACATAAATGGTTCTTCTCTGTTCTTTCCATTCTACTGGAGTTATTGACATAATAGTAACTAATTTTTTGTACAATTCAATAAATGCTCTATATACTAAATATTCTTCACTTAATGCACGACCTTTCATAGGTGTTTCTTTTTCAGCTATATCAAATTTAGTTTTTAAAGTTGTAATTAATTTTTGTACATCTATTTCTACTTTTTGACGTTCAATCGGTTCAACAATAATACTATCATATACATATGCCATTGGAATACGTCGTTCATAAGTTGGAATCATAGTAGTTAATTGTGGTGGTTGAAACATGTAATATTCTCCAATATTGACAATGTATCCTTCTCTATTAAACCGATCAAATACAGGTACTTTATTATTTATCATTTGTGATAATGCATAATTTAATTTTTCTTCTGGAACAGTAATTTGTAATTCTTCCAATAATTCTTCATATGTATATACATAATTTTTACTGAATAATCTTGTTATTTGTTGTATTATTGCATTCGTATGGGATGTTATATAATCCATAGATAGTTTTGTACCTGGTTCAGCTGATTCGGTTGCACACGTATAATTGCAATCTTTCATATAATCTGTTAATACTGTATACGGTACATCTCCAATCGGTGTTTGTTTTTTAATACCAGACGAAGTAATTTGTTTCACAGATAATCCGTTTAATGATTCATTACTTTGAGTTTGCACAGAATTAAATCTGCAATCAAATGCAATCTCTTTTAAAAATCGTGTTACTTCTCCAATCTTTTTTGCCTTTTGTTCGCAATTACTGTACATTCTATAATCAATAGTTGGCATTGAATTATCCTTTAAAAATGCAGTATATAGAAATAATTCTACATTTCTTTTTTCAAAATCCAAATCTTTGTGACTTCTAAACCGTACTGCTCTTCCTATAATTTGTTCAATTTGACTCAAATTCCACCAAGGATTAATAATATGAATTTGTCTAATATTTTTGAAATCTACACCTTCTGTATATGCCCCTGTAATAATAACAACTTTAATATCTTTACCATCTTTATTATCATGTTCATTTACAGATGAAATTATATCTTGAATTGGTGAAGTACCAACAGATGGATTTAAAATAACATAGGAATAATTTGTATCTTTTACAGTAGTATAATCTTTGCACAAATTTACACGACGATGTTTATCTTTATATTTATAACCGATTGCTTCTAATGCAACAGCAATAGGAAAAATACCTTCTGTGATTTGTTGTACATAAATTAATATAATACCTTCTGCAGTAGAAACGGAAGTTTGAATTTGGTGTAATTTTGCACTATAAGTTTGAATATTTTCTGGATCAAAAAATCGTTCAGTTCCAGAATAGGATAAATCAGGTAATTTACCAGACGTATTTACAATCATTGCTTCACCAATTTTTTCTCCTTTTGGATAAGTAATAAATGCAAGTTGATTGTAAATAGTAATTACAGATAATTCCATACCGGAATTGGGAGCATTTGCATGCTGTTCTAAATATTTATTAGATTGAAATTCACTTAATGTTACTGGATAAATTTGTAAATGTTCAATTGTATATTCTCTATTTTCAGGATGAGAATAAGATGTTTCTGGATAAATACGATACGGAAATGAATATGGATTTTCACCTTTTACAAATGAAATGTATCCATGCAAATGTTGGAACAATACTTCTTTTCCACCTTCTACAAAATTATCATTTACATCAAAAATTTTAGAACTATCTTGAATAATTGGAACTTTATCATTTAAATTGAGTATTTGAGATAAAAATATAAAATCGCGACAACTATGAAATACTGGTGTTGCAGTCATCATAAGTAATTTTACTGTTGTATAGGTTACAATTTGTGTTAATGCAGTTGAAAATTTCATAATTTCTTCTTTATCTGGTTTTTGTGTGGCAGTTGTAGGGTGATCATTTAATTCTCCTTTAATATTATGAGCTTCATCCATCACAAATAATGCACCTTCATAGTGTTCTTTAATATAATTCATTTTTCCCTTTTCTGTTTTTTTGTCTGTATTTCTACTGTAATCATTTGCAAATGCTGCACATCCAATAAACGTATAATAGTCATCAATAAGAGATTGTATTAATTTACACAAACTATCTTTTTCCATTGGCAAAATTTGATATGGATCTAATTCTTGCAAAAATTTATCTCCTACGCAACTGTTGCATACCCATTTATTATTTACTTTTAGCAAATGAGATTCGTTAAATAATTGGTACTTGAAATTTTTAAGAATTGCATCTGTCATGGACAATACATAAATACGTTTGTGTTTTCCTGCACTTTTTAAATAATTTCTATATTCTTCGCAAATAGTGATTGCAGAACATGTTTTACCAGTACCTAATCCATGAAACAATAACATTCCGTTATAAGGTGTATAATTAGACATAAAATTACGAACAAACATTTGGTACGTAGTAATAGATATAGACAATTCATCATTGTCGTGCACTAATTTTTTAACATCTTTTTCAGTATTAGGTTGAGGTTGTTGAATTGGAAGATTGAAATCTTTATACTCATGCAATTGTGATGAAAAATTTTCATCTATTACTGGATAAGTTTCAAACAGTTTTTGTATAAGGATGCGAAATTTTGGTATTTTATGTACATTGAAGTCATTCATATATATTTGATAAATAAAAATAAATATGAATTACTGACACTTAATGTTTTTGAAGAGTTGACATTATCATTACTATAAGTAAGAACATTGTAATAATGGGTAAAAGCACAAGAAACCAAGATACAGCAGTATATCCTTTGCTGCATACCCAGTTTAGAAGCGCTGTCCATAACGGTATCCAGATCAAAGAATAGATAATATAACTAACTTTTGGTTTTTTTGTTAATGCCATAAGAAAGGTAATTACTGAAATGGCCAAATAAACAATTGCAGGAGTACATAATTCCATGTTTAATATTTTCATATATATTTATTGATAAAATAAAAATTCCTAAACTTATTTAGTTAATGTGTCAATATACATTCCCATAAGTACAAATGCAGTCATCAATGGCAATAATACTAGAAACCATGAAATTACAGTGTACCCTTTACTACATATCCAATTTAGAAGAGCTGTCCATAATACAACAAAAAACAATGAAAATATGGAATAAATAATATTAAATTTGTGAAACATGGAACTAATTACGCCAGTTATTGCTAAAATAAGATAAATTTTTGCAGGAGTGCAAAGATTCGTAAAGGCCTTCATATTATACTATATTAAAATAAACTTCCTGAAAAGTTGGAAGGAACAGGTTCAAATGGTTGCTGTGCATTTTGTACAGGATTAGAAGGTCCAGAAAACATACTGTTAAAGTCAGGTTCAGGTGTTGCCATTGGATTAGAAGTATTCAAACCAGGTGGTAATATTTGTGGTGAAATATTCATTTCCTGGTTTTGTTTAGGTGTAGCTTTTACAATAGGTGTAGATCCTTGAAATAAACGATCCATCATAATGGATACTTTCTCTCCTAATTTAGAAACACTTAACATTACAATTAAAACGGGTAAAATAGTAGTAATTATGTTTAAATCACTATAAGGAGAACCACTTACAGTCGGGATAAAAGTAATAATACGGTGAATAAATAATACTCCTAAAAATAAGACAATAACTTGAATTAATATTTCTGCTAATATTGCTATAGTTCCTTTATCTCTATCTAATTCAGGCATATAGGTTTGCACTGCTTTGTTTAATAAAATAATAAATACAACACCTAAAACAGAATATTGTATAATATTTACAGTTTCATTTTTGCTTTCTGTTTCAAAATTGAAAACGTGATTAAAAAAGTTTGGCTTTTCAGTTTCCATTGATGTATACCAAGAAATTATTATTAGTTAAAATCAATAATATTAATTCTTTAGCAAAACTATGAATCAAAAGTTAATTTCTACCCAAGACGCTATTTATCATTTAAATAATAAAATTTCTGCACTAGACACCAAATTGTCTAAAACAGTATCTATTTTAGAAGCAAAATTAGGCAATCATGAAACATATGTAAGTGAAAATTTGCCAGATCTAGATAAATTTACAGAATCGTTCTGTGACATTAACAAGAGATTGCTAGATTTAGAATCACTGAATGATCGTATTTCTGCATTAGAATCTAATGCAAATATTAAACCACCTTCAACCAAAAAAAAGAGTACGTTGAAGTTGAATGAATTAACCGATGCACCTTCTGGACCAGGATTAACATTTTCTTCGTAAAACTGTATAAAAACAATTATGTTATGTTAATAATGAATACTTTGCTAACATTATTAACCATTTGTATTGTAGTTATTGTCTATATTCATATAGTTTTTCAATTAAAAACGAGCAACGATCTAGAATTATTTGAACTAGATACTCCTACCAAAACCAAATTAGAAGAAGTATGCAATTTACGACAACCACTTTTATTTCCATATAATGATCCTGATATTAATGCAATTACTCCTGCAAAATTAGTAGAATATAAAGCATTTGATGTATCTGTATATGATTCCAGTTATAACATGTCTTCTGTTTCTCTCAACAACGCATTTCAATTATTTGACAAAAAAAACTATATATCTATTCACAACAGTACATTTTTACACGAAACAATGCTATCCAGACAATTTATTGCAACTGATGCATATTTGAGACCACCCATGGTATCTTCTATTACATATGATTTATTGTGTGGATCGCCCGGTTCTACAACTAGATTAGAATATAGCACACATTACCGTAACTATTTTTATGTATCTAACGGATCTATAACCATAAAATTAACGCCCCCGCGAAATGAAAAATATTTAGAAGTAGAAAAAGATTATGCGAATCAATTATATTATTCTACTGTTTATCCATGGAATACATTAGACAAGGTAAAATTTTTAGAAATTACACTTGTAAAAGGTCAAATGTTATTCATACCTGCTTATTGGTGGTATAGTATAAAATTTGAGAAGGATTCTTGTGTTTGTACATTTCAGTATAAAACTGTAATGAACATCATTGCAACTCTACCTGACATTTGTATCGGCATTTTACAACGTCAAAATACAAAAACAAAATTAAATTCTGTGATTACTCCGTCTTCTCCCGCGAATCCTTCATCCTCTGGCGAGTCTCACACATCAACCGTCCCCGATGTACCCCCGTGACATCAGTTGCATTAAACTTGTGCTTAGAGTTGTCCAACTCAGTACGAATAAACTCTACGTACTCACCCTGTACAAGATACTTGTACTGATTTGATTCTACAGTTAGGTTGGCATGGTGTACAAAAATATCCTCATTTTCATGAGTAATAAATCCATAACCAGTCTTGGTGTTAAACCACTTTACACATCCAATTACACGCGACATACTACTATTGGTGACAATTCTTTATATTATTTTAGTATTATAGTATAATGGACAAAGATAATGATAAATATAAATTAAAACTTACAAATACAATTTTTATGATCATAGAAGTTACTTCTGGCATATTAATGTTTGCAGGAAAATCATTATTATGGGGTACAATTGCATTCATGTTCAGCGTGTTTTTTCAATGTTTAATTCTTTTAGCTACAATTGCATCTACTTCTGGTAAAACTACTCGTGACATAATGAATATAATGTATGAAAAGGGTGCATTTCTATTTGTATATATATTAACTATTCTTGGTGTATATGTATATTGTATTTGGACAAGTAATGAAAATATAAAAGATGAAGCAATGCCTTCTCAATGGACATGGTATTCCTGGATTATAGCCATTATTATGCTAGTATTTATTACACCTATATTGAATAAACAAATAACAAATGCTATAGATCCTCTAGATGATTTACCTGATGTATTAAAAAGTAATCAACAAAATGGATATATTGCAGGACATATTCTTTTTATTTTTGTATATATCCAATACATTATTTCTATATTTTATCAAACCGATGGTTTTAGAGTATAAGTTTATAAGCAAGACCAAATGCAGTTTCAGATTCCCAAATACCAGATATTTTTAAAATAACTTTATCTGTTATTTGTAATGCTTTGTATATAAATAATTGTTTAATGTGCAAATTTTTCTTTTTAGTGCACGAATAAACCGATAAAATATCATTTTCAATATCATTCAATTTATTCAAAAATGAAGTTGTAATATCGCTAGAATGAATAGATAAATATAAACCATTGAATGCAATCATAGGTGGCGAATAAATAATACGTGTAAATAAACTGTTTGCGATCAAATTATTTTTTACAGATGGTAATAAAAATAGAAATTGGGTATTGTACGAATCTATATGTTCCAATAATAACATAATTACCAACAAATTATATATTTAAATATCATTTTCCTAAAGTTATTCTCTACCGCATTAAAGTTTACTAAATTATTTCTTATACAATAAATAAAACTAAACGCATTTACCAAGATAAATATATAAATTAAAAATACTTAAATAACTTGCATTATATAATGTATAATGCCCCCAAAGTCTAAGTCTGTTCCTAAAGTTACTGAGACCGCTGCACCTGTTGTTGTAAAGCCAGTTGTTGCTCCTGTTACCCCAGAGGTTGAGCCAGTTGTTCCTGTTGTAGAGGAGGTTACTGATCTTTCTGCAGAGTTCACCAGTGCTATGACAAAGCTCACTGGTCTTCGCCAGCAGCTATCTGCTGTCATGCTTGATATTCGCAGCATCCAGAAGCGGTCTGATCGTGAGCTCAAGGCAGCTCTAAAGTCAAGCAACAAGCGAAAGAACAAGAATGCTACCCGTGCTCCAAGTGGTTTTGTAAAGCCTACCCTAATTAGTGACCAGCTTGCTGATTTTCTTGCAAAGCCGCATGGTTCGCTTCTTGCCCGTACCGATGTAACTCGCGAGATTAACGCATACATTCGTGCAAACAAGCTCCAGGACACCACAAATGGACGTAAGATCAATCCTGATGCAAAGCTCAAGAAGCTTCTTGCTGTAAAGGCAGAGGATGAGCTCACCTACTTCAATCTCCAGAAGTTCATGTCCCAGCATTTCAAGAAGGCTGTTCCTGCTGTAGTCGCTGTAGCTCCTGCTGTTTAAGTATTGTAATAAAACTCACAAATAAAAAATACAAAAAAATTGTATTTTTTATTTAATAATTGAAATGTCTTTTATGCAGGATAAAAATCATGAATTATTTCATCTAAATATTTAAAATGTGTACTAGAAATGTTAAAATCATTGCAAATAGATTCTAACAATTCAAAATTTTCTGTATTGTTACGCAATTTCATCCAATCATATAAATTGCTACATTTTGATAACCTATATTGCGAATATACTTTGAATAAAATATTTTTGTTAGATTTATAATAATCTGTTCCAGATAGTACACATAATCGTTTAAAATCGTCATACGACAAGTTAAGATATTTCAATATATCATCTAATTTGTATAAAATGGCTGTTTTCGTATCAAAATTTACCTTTCGTAGTACATGCTTACATCCATATACAAGCATGTCCATATCATCGCTCATGCAATATAAATGATTGTGTACAGATAATTTTGCACACAATTCATCTGCTTCATGCGGTGCAACTGCATATTTTGCACCCATTGTATCCATAATTTGTTTAACATTTTTTACATCTGTTATATTTATTTTAGTAAATTGTTGTTTCAAAAATTGCAACTGTAATTGACATGTATTTGTTTCTACTAATTGTGTATACTCCTTCCATGCTTTTTCTTTTTGTTCTTTTCGTAAGATCAACTCTGTTTGTTTATTTTGTTTGGGTTTACCATCAAAAATAAATATACCATGAATATTATAAGTATTGAAAATAGATAACATATTTTGAATAAGTGCTAGCAAATCATCAATTGCTTTGAATTTATATAAATAAATAGAAATGTCTACTACAATGGTTTGTCCTTTTAATTGATCAAATGTAATATTCTGCATACCGCGCGGACACTGTTCATATAAAAATTTATTTAGGTACCTTACTCCCATATATTGTACTAATTAGGATAATTTATGTATTAAATCAATTTTTCCCAAGTTAAATGTAAATCTTTTTTAGATTGATATACACATAATGCTTTATCTATATTAAATAATTGTTGCATTAAGTTCATAATATCTGTTGGTGATATTTTATGAATTTTTTTAATAATGTCATCTTTTGTATACAATGTATCACTATTGTATACTAATGAACTATAATACGTCATCATTGATTTTTTATTTGTTATATAATTGTATATTTCCTGATTTTTAAATCCAACAATATCATGCAACACATTTTTTTGTAAATGACGAATATATTTAAATAATAATTTAATAACAGTTAATGCATTCTCTGTTTGCGTATCAAATTCTATAAATAAAGTAGTTCCACATGCATTAATTTCTTCGTTGATATCAATTCCATACAATAATGATTTTTTTGTTCTAAATTCATTGAAAAATAAATTTCGCAACAAACGAACACACGAGTCCACGTGTACAAAATCATATTTTTGGGAATAAGGAAATCCAATATGCACTTTTGTATTTTCAATATTTTGTTTCACAAAAACAATTTCATGTGCATAAGTAAAACAATCTACTTGCATAAGAATGGAATGTTTTGGCATAGTTAATTGTTTTTGCAGAGCTGTTTTCATTTTAGGTGCATTAAAATCTCCCATGACAATAAATAACATATTTTGAGTAGTATAATATTGTTTAAATATAGTATATATATCATCTAACGTAATTTTTTTTAAATTTTCAATTTGTAATTTCCAATCATCTGAATATTTTAATCCTTCTGTTTTATAAAAAGTATGATTGAATGTACTCACTAATTTTTGTTCTGGATCATTAGAATAAGTTAATAATTCATCAATAACTGCTTGTTTTTCTTTTTTTAAACTTTCTTCTGTAAGAATTGGATTATTTATAATCGTAGAAATATATTTTACCATTTCTTGCCATTCCGTATTTAATCCTTTTATATAATAAATCATTGTTGTTTTATCAGTAGATGCATTTACATAATAACCTTTATTATCCCAATAAGAATTACATTTTGAATTACATTTTTTCCAACCTTCTACTAATACATGTTCCAATAAATGATTGATTCCAGAATTTTCCTTTGTTTCTGTGCAAAATCCATTACGAATTACACATTGTATATGCAAAATATCGTTGCCACGCGGTGCAAACAATACCTTATACCCATTAATTACATGTATTTTGGGTTTTGTAACATTTTTTCTTGTTTTCATACTATAAATATATATTATTAATTGTCATTTTTGTTGTTAATGCAGAGTTAGTTCGCATAGTTAGACGTAAAAATGCAGGCAATCTATATTGTTCTTTTATTAATTTTACATATTTTGCAGCGTTATCAATACGCAACATAGATGTATTATTTGTTTTACACCATTCTACAAATTTATTTGGATCTTGAATCAAAATTGCAGTAATAACTAAATATGCAAATGCATTTGTATTTTCTTCATATTTTGTATTTTCATCAAATAAATCTGTATAAGTTAACTTCATATAGTGCAATACTTTTACCATTTGTTGTACCGAAAACATTCGTTCTCTTTCTAATAATTTAGTTATAGATATATCATTCATTACAGAAACAACACAACAATTTAATATTCTAGCCCATATTTCACAATACGATTCATTTACATCCACATGTTTATGAATAGGAAATAAATGATACAATATCATTGGTTTATCTCTTAATTCACCATCAAACATAAAATAGTGCATACATTCATGTATAAATACTTTTAACCATTCTTCTTCTCTATAGACTACAATATGTTTTCCATCTGTATATCCAGTATTTAATGCAGAGGGTCCAATTAATCCGCGTTTTGGTAATTGTTTTTTTATATTGGTAAATGCAAAATCTACGCGAA